GAAAAAGAATTTAAAAAAGTAATTAAATCGTGAGTTTATCTATTCAAAAATCTACTCAGTTCAAAGTAAATGAACTGACGATTGTGACTAAAGCCGGTCCAATTGACATTACAAAAATTTACGAAGAATTGAATATTTTTGATTCGATTCTTATGCCGGTTATTAGCGGCAATATTTTAATACGAGACTCTGTTGGACTTTCAGGCAAACTATTGTTTGATGGTTCTGAAAGTCTGTTGATTGACATTGTAAAAGATGAAAAGAATCCAGACATTGCCAATTTTCATAAATCATTTCGAATCTATAAACAAGCAAATCGTAGAAATGAAGGATTGAATTCCGAATCTTTTACACTACACTTTGTTGCAGATGAATTGATTTTCTCAGACCAACAAAAGATTAATCAATCATATCAAGGCACATATGCAAAGGTGGTTGGTAAAATACTTACAGATTACTTGAAAGTTTCTGAAAACAACTTAGGTGGTTTTTATGAAGAAACAGTAGGTGTGCGAGACATTGTAATACCAAATTTAAAACCTTTAGATGCAATTGATTGGTGTGCAAAAAGGTCTGTTGATAAGAAACAATCACCAAACTACATGTTTTTTCAAAACTTAACAGGTTTTAACTTTGTCTCTTTATCAAAATTATTGACACAAGAAGATTTGTTAAATGTTAAATTTGAACCTAAGAATCAGTCAAAAGCATCGGGTGGTAATCCACTTTCAGAAATCAGTTCGGCAAGAGCTTTAGAAGTTGTTGCACAAACAGACATGATTGAAAAAACAAGGTCTGGTGTCAATGCAGGTCAGTTCATTGGGTTTGACCCATTGACAAGAACAACTGCTAAAAAACAAATTGGTTTTGGTGATGTGTATGCAGGAATGGATCACGCAAACGACAACGCAAATCAATCTGTGATTGTTAATCGTGCAGGCGTGAGCAGTACCGAAGCCTACGATTCAAAGAAAACAATGGCAAACTTTGATGCAGCTAAACAGTTGAGTAACTACATTAAAAAAGTTGAACCTACATTGGCATCAAAATTAGATAACATTGAAAACTGGTTGTTTCAAAGAAAAGCAATCATTAACAATTTAATGGGTAAAAGAATTAAACTTGTAATGCCAGGTAACTTTCAATTAACATCAGGTTTTAACATCAATCTCGAAGCACCAAACTTTGGTAAAAAGGAAAAAGGTGAAGATAATGATGACCCAAGTATTAGTGGTAAATACATCATTGTAGGTTCACGCCAAATTATAGGTTACGATAAACACGAAACTATTATTGAAGTTGCTACAACATCAACGAACAATGATTTTATACCAGTAAGTGACGCAAGACAAAACCAAGAAATTTTAGAATATTAATATGGAACAACAAGATAAAGATTTTGCTGGTAAAGGTGGGTTTAACTGGTGGTTTGGTTTTGTGGAAGACCGAAAAGACCCAATGAAGTTAGGTCGTCTTAAAGTTCGTGCAGTAGGTTGGAACGCAGATAACAAAATGCAACTACCAACTGATGCATTACCTTGGGCTCAGGTTGCGTTTCCTGTAAATCACAGTAACACATATGCACCAAAAGAAGGTGATATGGTTTTTGGTTTTTTTGTTGATGGAGAAATGGCACAACAACCAATTGTTCTTGGTGTTTTTTCAAGTATCCCATTAAAAGCATCAAACATTCAAGAACCATTTAGCGACCCAAGAACAAACGAAGAACTTACTAATGCACCAAGAGCACCTGAATCAAAAACATACAAAACTGATGGAACAGGTATTGAGATTACCGAAAAATCAAAAGCTAATAACTATCCATTAAATTTAGATGAACCAACAACATCAAGACTTGCAAGAAACGATTCTGATACAATCACCAAAACTTTCATACAAGAAAGAAAAGATAATAAATTAACGGGTGTTCCAACTGCAACATCAACATGGAATGAACCAGAAACAAAGTATGGTGCAGTTTATCCTTACAACAATGTTATGGAGACAGAATCAGGTCACATTGTTGAATATGATGATACGCCAGGTAAAGAACGAATTCACATTGCACACCGAAATGGTAGTTTTACTGAATGGTATCCTGATGGCGACAAAGTAGAAAAGATTACAAAAGACAAATACACTATCGTTATGAAAGACGATAATGTTTACATTATGGGTGATTGTAATATTACTGTTCAAGGTAATGCAGAAGTTTATGTGCAAGGTAATGCCGATATGAAAGTTGATGGCAATATGAACATGACTGTTGGAGGAAGTTTTGCTGCTGATGTTGGCGGAACAACTTCTTGGACTTCTGGTGGAAATTATAGTGTTAATGCACCAAGAATTGATTTGAATTAATATGTCGCATGAGTTTGTTGTTTTGTTGAATGGTGAGTTAAAGACATATACGAAGTATGAAGATATACCCGAAAGATTTGATAATGTCATTCGGTTTATACCTGAAATACCTGAACCACCACATACACATGAACAACACGAAGAAATTGATTCGTGGAACGAAAGATTACAAGAATTAATGAAAAGAGAAACAAATGGCGATTAGTATTGTTGTTTCTCCTGCAGGAGATTCTCCAACAGAAATACAGTCAACCGCCAGGTCTGCGAGAACAGTAAATGCAACAATCACCGCTTTAGGTGATGAAATGGAATCGAATATTATTGTGAGTGCAAGTTCAACTGGAATTTCAGAACCTGGTATAACTGTAACTTCTGGTCCTATTTTAGCCACTATTATTGGTAAATATGTGGATCCGTTTTTAGATACTTTTAAATATGTAAGTAAAGGCAGTAGTGATAAAATAGAAACTCCCACAATAATTGTTGGTGTGCAGAAGATGCCTTTAAAAAAAGAACTATATGATTTAAACCAAGATACAAGATTATTTGAACTTAAAACATATCAAATTACTGTTAATTATGATGATGAGTTTTTAGTTCCAGGCACAGAAACATTTACAGTAACACAAAAAATAATGAATGATTTAGAGGGCATTCGTTCATTTATGGATACTTACTACGATTAGGATATAAGATGCCGGCAGCAACAAGAGTTGGAGATGCAGATTCCGCACATTGCTCAGGAATGGTTAGAGCAGTAGGTTCTGGCAATGTTTTTGTCAATGGTATTCCTTGGTCTCGGCAAGGCGATGTGAACACAGTTCATTTACTTCCAGGCTCTCCTTGTCCAGCACATAATGCTCCAATTGCCGCAGGTTCTTCAAAAGTTTTTGTAAATGGAAAAGGTGCGGGAAGAGTTGGAGATGCTTTGTCAGGATGCACTTCTGTGGCTGCAGGTTCTTCAAATGTTTTTGCCGGAGGTTGAATAAATAGACAATGGCAACAGTTACCACAAACGAAAATTTTGTAAGAGACTTTAGAGACTTAGATTTGAGTTTCAACATTCATCCTGTTCGCAAGGATGTGAATGTGCATAAGAGTGAAAGAGCTGTAATTAACTCTATTAAGAATCTTGTTCTTACAAATCATTACGAGCGTCCATTCCAACCAGAGTTAGGAAGTAACATTCGCAGACTTTTATTTGAGAATGTTGATTCCGTAATGGCCGCACAGATTGAGAGAGAAATTGAGGAAACGATTGAAAACTTTGAGCCAAGAGCACAAGTATCAAAAGTTACCGCAATTGCAGCTCCAGATGAAAACAAATACGAAGTTGTAATGGAATTTTTTGTAATTAACAATCCAAATCCAATTACAATTAATTTTTTCCTAGAACGGATTAGATAAAAATGGCAGACCGTTTAAGAGTTACCGAACTTGATTTTGACCAAATCAAGAATAATTTAAAGACCTTTTTAAATCAGCAAACTGAGTTTACTGACTATGACTTTGAAGGTTCTGGTCTGAATATTCTATTGGATATTCTTGCATACAATACACATTACAACGCCTACTATTTGAACATGGTGGCGAATGAATCTTTCCTTGACACTTCATTGTTGAGAGATTCTGTTGTGTCTCATGCTAAAACATTAGGATATGTGCCATATTCTCAAAGAGCTCCAATTGCCACAGTTAATTTTACTGCACAGTCATCAAGCAACACTTCAGGTTCTTTAACAATACCTTCAGGTTTTTCATTCTTATCAAACCAAATTGATAACACATCTTATAACTTTGTTGTTTTAGATGAAATTACAGTTGCAAAAGCCAACAGTCAATACTATTTTGAAAACTTAGATATTTACGAAGGTCAATTAGTAACATATGCTTTCAATCACAATCAAGCAACAAATCCAAAACAAGTATTCACATTACCTGATGCAAATATTGACACAACA